TTCCAGGTGCTAGAGGTAGTGGTCGACCCCAGCCAGATGACTGCCCGTGAGCAGTACCACATGGATAGGCTGGGGGTTTGCGGTCCTGAAGGATTGAATACGTTGCCCACAGCGGGCAGCTTCAAGGGTTACACCCCGGACGCAGAAGCTCGTGCGAAAGTAGGGGCCGCAACTCGTCGGCGATTCAAGGCAGATCCCACAGCACAACCTAAGATGGTGGCAGCGTCCAGAGCTTGCGGCTACGCCCCCACTGCGGAGCACCGTCGGAAAATATCGGCAGCGCAGAAAGGGATCTCTCGTGGGGCAATGCCAGAAGAACAACGTGAAGCCATCAGTAAAGCGAAGGCGGGAAAAGCCCCTTTAGCGGCGATAGCAGCAAAAACAGGATCGAAGACGAGTGAGGAAACTAAAAGGAAGATAGGGGCTGCGAATAGCAAGGCTTTGAAGGGTCGACCTTGGTCCGCAGCCAGACGGGCGTCCTACGAACGCCAGCGGGAGAATCAGGCGTGAGTCTCGACTATCAGTTGGCGTGGCCATGTCCGCACTTGACCGTGGAGGAAGTGGTGCCTTTGGGCGGAGACCGGCAGTCGCTCGACGTGCGGCAGCCGGTCGCGTCACTGGGACAGGTGCGCATCCTCATCAACAACGAGTTCTTCGTTCCTCGGGGCGGCGTGCTGTCGCCCGCCGCGCTGTCCAGTGCGGTGTCCGGACCCTACGACATCATCCCCAACGAGGGCACCCTCACGGTCGAGTCGAGCAGCGGCACGGCAACCATCGACTTCGGGGCGTTGGTCCTGACCAGGATGACGACCGACCAGGTGATCCAGCGCCTCACCCTCGCCGGCTGGACGCACGTCGAGGCAGTGAACGACGGCGGCTACCTGGTCTTCGTGGACATCGGCAAGGTCGGTCCCGGCGCCTACGTCAAGCTGAGTGGGAACGCCGCCGCGTCGCTGGGGTTCGGGCAGACGGGCGTGTCGGCTCGACAGTGGGCGGCGTACGGTCGCGAGGTGTACCCCGGCTGGGATCTCTACCTGCGCGAAGACACCATCACGAACAGGTTCCCACGGTTCCGCAAGCCGATCCGCACGAACCCGATGATCAAGGTGACGTACTCGGTGCCGGTGCAACGGTGCCTGCGCTGCCGAGCCACGTTCATCGAGAACGACATGCGGTTCGATGCCGGCGGGAACATGATTTTCATTACCAACGAAAACCTGTTGTACCAGGCGGCGTTGAAGATCCTGCTCACCGACAAGGGGTCCAATCCATTCTTCCCGTGGTACGGGACGACTATCCGTGAGCGCATTGGCAGCAAGGCGCTCACGGGGGTTGCTTCGGTGTTGAGCGAGGATGTGCGCAAGGCGCTGACTCAGATGCAGGGGCTCCAAGGGGAGCAGGCGAAGTACCAGCAGGTTTCGTTCAGGGAGCGGCTGTACGCCGTCCTTGGCGTGAATGTGAAGCGGCACGCTCAAGACCTGACGACCTTCCTCATCGAAGTCTCGGTGCAAAACGCCTCGGGCGAACCGATCTCGCTGGACATCGTGTTCACGGTGCCGGAGGTGGTCGCGATGATGGGGACCAACGGGCTGATGCTGGGGACAGAAGCAGCAGGGCTCGGGACCAGGCAAGTCTGGGACACCTTCAAGGGTGACCGCAACACGCTGACGGGAGGCCAGTAATGGCGGCATACCCCGAGTTCATGGGTCCGGATGGGGTGCTGAGGACGAACTACATCCTCTCGACGACCTCGTCTCAGCAGTTCTTCACCGGCACCATCCCGGCGGACACCGCCGACGTCCAGGTGTCGATTCGCGGGGGTGCCTTCTCCAGCGACCCGGACTACATCACGTTCGAGGGGACGAGCTTCACCGTCCCGAACCCTTCGGCGTTCCCGGACGGGCTCCAGCTCCTCACCGGCGACAACGAGATCAAGGTCAAGTGCATCCTCACCAACGGGTCGGCGACGCAGGAAGCCAGGGTCAACGCCACCCTCTCGGTCGAAGCTGACATCGCAGCTCTGGTCGAGGCGCCGACCGGCATCTATCTGGAGCGGTTCAACGCGACCGTCCAGGTCACGGTCGAGGGCATCGCGGACAACGACAACGTCTCGGGCTACCACTTCTACGCCAGCCCCCAGCCTGGCGGCGGGGATATCGGCTACTTCCGCATCAACCCGTCCCTCATCCTCTCCGGCACGGTGGTCGAGACGGAGATCGCCCTGGCGTCGCTTTCGGTGGACGCGAACATCGAAGTAGACGCCGAGGGGTTCCACGCAGCGGACCCGCTGTTCTTCCGGCTGACGGGCAAGCAGGAGGACAGCGACGAGACGGTCCTGGCGACCAACTTCGACGAGGTGATGGAGGTTCCGGAAACGACGAGCAAGGTCCGCATCGCGACGACCATCACGACCCTGGAGCAGAGCCGCAAGTACACGTTCGAGCACGACCGCCAGGCGACGTTGGAGAGCACGTACCCGGCGCTGCCTCACTCCGACCTGTCGACCGTGCCTGAGACGGACCCCTTGTACTACGTCGCCACGGCGGTCCACCTGATCGACGGGGAGGAGTACGAGAGCTTCTTCTCGCCCGAGGTGCTGGGCGCCCCGCTGCGCATCCTCCCGGCGGTGGGTGCGTTCCCACAGGTGAGCCGGCAGCAGATGGTGCGGAGTTCGGTGCTGTCGATCTACCGCAGCCAGCCCCAGGTTCGAGTGGACCCGGGCTCGGCGCTGCGGGACACGTTCATCGACCCGTTCACGACTGAGGCGGACCGTATCCGCTTCATCATCGACTTCATGCACAACGCGCAGAGCTTCGTGACTCTGCTGCTCATCGACGACCCCACCCTGTCGGGCGAGAGCATCCCGGTCTCGCAGTCGAGTTACAAGACGGCGTTGCGTGAGGCGTTCTACCTGACGACGGACGCCGAAGTTCAGACGATCATCGACAACGCCTTCGAGAAGCTGGCGAGCAACAACGGCGTCGTCCGGGACAACGGCAAGCGGGCTCGCGGTGAAGTCACGTTCTTCGTGACGACCCAGCCGACCACTTCGATCACGAAGACCATCGGCACCATCCTCTCGGGCGGTGGCACCAACTTCCGGACGACGTCGACCGCGCTCATCACGACGGCGGGCACCGGCAGGGGCTACGACCCCAGCACGGGGCGCTACTACGCCAGGGCGTTCATCCAGGCGGACTTGGCGGGCTCGGCAGGCAATCTGTCTGCGGGGCAGATCAAGGTCATCTCCAACAACACGCTCAACGTCCAGGTGACGAACGAGTCGGCGACGTTCGGCGGCACCGACCGCGAGTCGAACGCCGTCCTGGCTCTGCGAGCGATGCGTGTCCTCGCCTCGGTCGACTCCGGCACGCTCCAGGGCTACGTCAACAACGCCACGAACACGGCGGGCGTGGCACAGGTGAGCGTCATCGACTCGGGTCACGCCCTGATGATGCGCGACCGCAACGAGGACGGTCGGCACGTCGGCGGCAAGGTCGACATCTACCTGCGAGGCAACAGCGAAGCCAAGGTCACGGACACGTTCGCCTTCTCGTTCAACACCCGGCAGCACTGGCAGTTCGAGCCGGTCGGAGACCTCGCCGACCTGCGGTTCCGGGCCATCGACCCGGCCCTGTCGGCGGACAACCCGCTCATCGAGATGCTCAACCTGCCGAGCATCGACCGGGTCTTCGAGAACACCACGAAGAGCATCGTCTTCGACCTGACGGGCGTCACGTACGTCGCCTACAACGAAATCAAGCTCGACTCGACGTACAACGACCCCACGGCTCACAGCATCACCGACATCTTCCAGGGAGCCTACCGCTACCGGACGTCGGACCGCTTCGTGTTCACCCGGCAGCCCGTGATGAGCATCACCAGGTTCGAGGGCGAGCAGACCGGCATCCTGGTGTCGACCGTCTACGACCTGTTCCGCGCTTCCGACCCCCTCGTACTGGGTCGGTCGACCAACGCCGGGGACTACATCAAGGTCACGGAAGCACTGTCCGGCGGGGCAACCGTGCCCTCGTCCACACCGATTGTGGTGTCGGGTGAAGAGCACACGATGCTGGACGGCATCGAGTACCTGGACAAGCTGGGGGCGAACTTCCTGACGGTGGAGGTGTGGAACGCGGACCGGACGGTTCAGTACGATGGTCCGTTGGAGTCGGCGGTGACGCAGGACTTCACCTTCATCGACGGGGACGAGACGACTCCGCTCGGCATCCTGCTGACGAGCACGAGCGCGATTGCCGAGGGGCAGACGGTGCTCGTGGACTACTCGCACGACGAAAACTTCACCGTCGAGTACCTGTCGAACGCGGTCGTTCGGGTGGTGCAGGACAACATCGACGAGGACTCCCACATCACGGCGGACGCCATCGCCAAGTGGGCTCTCCCCATCCCCGTGGACATCAATGCCACGGTGGTCCTGCGCCCCAACGCCAACTCCGGCACGGTCGACGGCAGCATTCGGACTGCTCTCGCTCGGCTGTTCGGGTCGTTCACGTTGGGGTTGCCGGTGCGGCAGTCGGACATCATCCGGGTCATCGACGCGGTGACGGACGTGGACTACGTCGTCACGCCGCTCACCAAGATGGCGCGGGGCGACGATGCAACGGTCGTTCGCGAGACGGTGCTCACCGACTCGGAGAGCGACTCCACGCTCATCACCGCCTGGTCGACCGCCACCGTCTCGACCTACCTGATCGGGACGAACATCGCTCTCGACTCGGCGACGACGGACGCAGGCGGTCCCATCAACGAGTTCCGTGGGGTCTTCCAGGACGAGGTGCGGCTGACCCACCACGAGACCCCGCCCAACATCAACGGGTTCCCGCTGCGGGTGTCGGCTGGGGCGGCGTTCATCATTGGGGCAGACGGGCTCGTCATCCCCGGGTACAGCGACGACGTGACCATCGAAGCGCGGTACAGCTCGCTGCCTGCGGACCCCGATGAGAAGGCGGCGGAGATCCTGCGGCTTCGGAAGGAGCTGACGGCGAACCGGGCGCTGGTGACGTTCACGCCTGGCGGCGACATCGAGGACAACCCGGTGCTGCACGACTACGCGATCACCTACGTGGTCGATACCGACACCGAGGTCAAGAACATCGACCCCGGACCCATCGAGTACCTGACGGTGGGCAACCTGAACTTCGTGTATGACGAGGCGACCTGATGGCGGACAAGCCCGCTGACAAGACGCTGCTCCCGACTCTGCTCACGCAGAACCCCTCGATGCCGGGGAAGGCGGGACAGGACCGTATCACGACGCGGCGCGAGCAGGTCGACAGCATCATGGGGGTCTTCCTCCAGTTGCTCCCGTCGAACTACGTCGCCCAGGTGCAGGGTCCGTTCTACACCATCCAGTTCCAGGCAGCCGCCGAGGCTATCGCCGACTTCCAGCTCGCCGCACAGGAGACCTATTCGGACTCCGACTACGACTTCATGCGCGGCGAGTTCCTGTACCAGTTGCTCGGCGCCCTCGTGTTCCCAGACGCCCAGACGGACGGCTACCCCGATCTCAAGGGCGACCTGACGTACCGCGAGTTCCTCCGCCGCATGGTGCTCCTGCTGCTGCAAGGAGCGGTGCAGGACTCCATCGAAGGCGGGTTGGCGCTGCTGTCCGACGCCACGTTCACGGTCATCGACAAGGCGCTGGCTGCTCGGGACACGACGAAGAAGGTCTACAACCCCGAGTTGGGCGTCTGGGAGACGCCGCCTGGTTCGGCGTGGGGGCTGGACGACCAATTCGAGTTCGAGGTCAACGTCTCGTACACGGACCCTGTCTCGGGTGAGGAGCGGTTCCCCGAAGAGCCCTTCGTGCTCGTCGAGAACGTCCGCATCGTGATGCGGGCGCTCAAGCCGGCGCACACGATCTACGAGTACCGGCACCTCTTCACCGAAGCCTTCGACGGGCTGTTCGACGAGTCGACGCCCTCGTGGGACATCTCGAATTACTACTATGCCGACCTTCGCAAGTTCTGCTGCGGCGCCAAGAACGTCACGG